TCAGGCTTTGTTTCTTCGGGCTGAGGTTCGATAATCTGTTCCTCCACATATACGAGAGGAACAAGACCCAGTTCGTTATCGCCGGTCTGATCTCCCTCCCGCTGAGCTACCGTACCGACCGGCGGCTCTGCGATCAGGATGATTGAGTCATCATCCTGTCCGAAGGACTTGACGATCAGTGCTGTCATTGCCAGCAGGATAACCGAAACCAATACCACGAACCTGGGGTTGAGTCTTCTGCGTCTGCGACGCTTTCTGTGCCGTACTGTTGTGCTGTTCATCTTTTCTCCTGTCCTTTCTTTCCGGCGATGCAAATACGCCGATGTCGATCTTTTTCATTCTGCTCAGAGCTTCGTCGAGGTCTTTGTCGGAGCGAATACCGTATTCAGTTGCAAGCAACTCTCTAAGAGCTTGAATATCTGCCACGACTTATCCCCCGTTCATAATCTTGGAACCGATGAGCTTCAGTTCCCCGGCTGCCTTGATGAGTTCATCGATGTACTGGAGGATCTCTGACAGATCCACTCGTTCATCATCCGAAATCACACCGTCGGCTGTGATGTCAATGAGCGTCTCCCGGACTTCATCAACGCTCGTCTGCTTCAGGCTCTTCAGGAGCCTCATTGTCGTCCGCTCTACGGATGTCAGCGGTTCAGTCGGTATCGGATAGCTCCGACCGATCGGACACTCGCTGGCACAGTACCATGTCTTCAGTTCCGGGGCGTTGTACAATTCCGCCATCAGAACGACCTTATCAACCGGGATCACTTTTGTGATGCCAAGCTCATAGTCTGCCAAACTGGAAACCGATACGCCGAGCATCTCAGCGGCGCCTTCCCGGCTGTTGAGCTTGTCGTTGTATCTTGCGGCCTCTTTCCTACAGCGGAAACAAGGATTTTCGCTTGCCTTTATAGCATCTCGCCCCATTTTCATTACCTCCTTTCTGCGCTATACTGTTTGCAACCGGTAAGCCATGTGCACTAACTTACCGATTTGGTAAGTTGCCATCAAAAAAAATGGCATTTACCTGATCGCTGGTCAGCTCAAGTACCCGTGCGATGATCGGGATCTCGTCAAGGGTGAACTTGACTTCGCCGTTCTCCTTCTTGGCGTAGGTATCGGGAGATTTACCGATTGCCTTCGCCATATCCGGTCGGCTCAGGTTCTTTCGCTTTCTGGCGTATTCGAGTCCCAGCTTATCCATCTGGTCACCCCCTTTCGTTTTCTTTATTCTAACTTACCGGTATGGTAAGTGTCAAGAGGAAAATTATAATTTTGGTCAGTTTTATTTACAAATCGGCAAGGATGTTATAAAATTGGTAAGTAAGTTCTTCAGGAGGTCGCACTATGTATAACAAGGCTACTTTCGCACATCAATTCAGATCTCTCATCGAAAGCAAAGGTCTCACCCAGCGAATCATCGCTGATCGAATCAATACCACCGAAACGACTATCTCCCGCTATGTATCCGGTGCCCGTACTCCCAACATCGAAACTGCTGTGGAGCTTGCCCAGGTACTTGGTGTTTCCATGGACACTCTCGTCGGTATCGACACTCCCGCACCTTCTCGCATGGCACCCGACCTCAGTATTCTGATCGAGTGCTACGGCAAGGCTTCCACCGCTGACCGCCAGGTTCTCTGGACTCTGCTGGATCGCTACATGACCCCAGAGCAGCGCATGGTCATCGCCACTGTCGAGCGTGAAGAAAAAAGCGAAGCCGTGTAACTGCAAACGGTAACATCATCTATCTTGTCAAGAGGAGGCGTTAACCGTGAAGCAGCATCTTCGTGGCGACGAGCATATCGTATTCGACGGTATGCCTACCGGCTATCTGCTTCAGGATTTCTGGGCATGGCACTCATCTGATCTCTTGAACAACACCCTCCGTGGTTTGTTCTGCGAGTTCATCGTTTCCGCAGCACTCGGCGTAGATCTATCCGGCACCAATGATGACTGGGGTGCCTACGATGTCGAGTTCCCTTTTCAGTGGAACGACGGTGTTTCCGACAACAATGTCGTGAAGATCGAAGTCAAGAGCAGTGCCTACCTCCAGGCATGGGAGCAGAGCAAACTATCCAGTATTCAGTTCAGCATCAGACCTACAAAGGCATGGACTCCTCAAGCCGGATATGACAGCGAAACCAAGCGTCAGTCCGATGTCTATGTCTTCTGTCTGTACACTGAAACTGACCGCACAAAAGCAGACCCGCTGACCTTGGATGGCTGGGACTTCTATGTCGTGCCCACAAGCAAGCTGGATGCCCTCTGCGGCTCTCAGAAAAGCCTATCTCTCCCCGGTCTTATTGCACTTGATCCCATAAAAACGGACTACTCAGGCATCCGGGAGGCTGTCATTGCCAGCGTGCAGAGTTGTGCATAACAACAAAGCAGCTCCGCCAGAACGGAGCTGCTTTTTCTACTATATGGAGGTTCACTATGGCAAAACCAAAGACAATCTTCGAGCAAGTCCTGGAGATGAAGAAGATCGCCATCTACATTCGAGTTTCCACGCAGTATCAGGTAGACCGTGCAAGTCTGCCGGTTCAGCGTGAGGAGCTTATCAACTATGCCCGGTACGCCCTGGGGATCGAAGCCTACGAGGTCTTCGAGGACGCCGGTTACTCCGCAAAGAACACAGATCGCCCAGCCTATCAGCAGATGATGGCACGGGTTCGCACCGGCGAGTTCAGCCATGTGCTTGTCTGGAAGATCGACCGCATAAGCCGTAACCTACTGGACTTTGCAGCCATGTACAAGGAACTGAAGGAACTGGGCGTGATCTTCGTATCGAAAAACGAACAGTTCGACACTTCCTCTGCGATGGGCGAGGCCATGCTGAAGATCATCCTGGTCTTTGCCGAGCTGGAGCGTAATATGACTTCCGAGCGTGTCAGCGCCGTCATGGTGTCCAGAGCCAACAGTGGCAAATGGAACGGCGGCAAGATCCCCTTCGGCTACGACTACGACAAGCAGACCAAGGAGTTCTCCATCAACAGCAGCGAGGCCGCCGTGATCCGCACGGTGTATGATCTGTACGAAACCCACTGGTCGCTGGTCACAGTGGCGAAGATACTGAATGAGAAGGGCATACTCCCCCGGAGTGGCAAGCCCTGGAACCCGACGACCGTCAGAACCATGCTGGTCAATCCGTTCTATGTCGGCATCTACCGGTACAACCGGCACGACGAGAACAATCCCAAGCGGTTTTCTCTGAAACCGGAAACGGAGTGGATCATCATAGAGGATCACCATCCAGCGATCATCGACAAGGATCGCCAGGACCGGATAATAGCTACCCTTCAGAAGCGGCAGCGTGGCAAGTACGGACAGTATTCCACTTATCAGCGCAAGAACATTCACATCTTCGCCGGTCTGCTACGGTGTGGTAACTGTGGCAGCAACATGGCCTCGACCATCGACCGGGCACGAAGCGATGGTTGGCGACCCTCAGTCTATATATGCAGCCGTCGGCGCCGGTTCGATGACTGCCAGAACAAATACATCTCTGATGTCACCCTGGGTCCCTTCGTCCTGAACTACATCGCCAACATGATCAAGGCAAGCAACAGCTTCGGCAAAACCACCAGCATAGACACACTTCAGAAGAAGCTTCTCCGTGGCGAATACTTCGCTGACATCGATCACATCGGTCGTCCCGGTCTGGAAGAGCTGTACAACCACCTTCGGGATGGAGTCGGCACTCTGGAGTACAAGCCTCAGCCAGTCGATGCAGCTGAGAGTTTGGCGGCGATCAGTGAGAAGGACATCCTGCTGTCCGAGAAGCGCCGTCTGGAACGAGCGCTCAGCCGTCTGAAGTCCCTGTTCCTATACAGCGAGGATACCATGGCTGAGAAGGACTACATCGTGGAGCGTAAGCAGATTCTTGACTCCCTGGAGGATGTCAACGCACGGCTGGAGGAAGTCGAGCGTACTGCCACCGCAGCCCTATCCTTGTCAGATGACGAGTTCATGGCAAAGGCCAGCTACTTCATCATGGCACAACAATTACAGGACAAAAGGTTCGTGGACTACGAGAAATTCATCCGCAAGATTGACCCTCAAATTGTTAAGGATTTCATCAATTCTGTCGTACAAAACTTTTGTATAAAAGACGGGCGGATCGTGTCAATTCTCTTCAAAAACGGCATAGAGCATCAATTCTTTTACAAGGACTAAGCAAAGCAAAAAGCCTGAAAACCCTTGCGGTTCCAGGCTTTTTTCTTATTCATCTTTGGGGTCAGGCGTCACGCTTCCGATATACATCGCATCGCCAAAGGAGAAGAAGCGGTACCGCTCCCGGACAGCCTCTTCATAAGCTGCCAGCACATGTTCCCGACCCGCGAAAGCGGAAACCAGCATCACCAGAGTGCTCTCCGGCAGATGGAAATTGGTGATCAGGCCATCCATGGCCTTGAAGATATAGCCGGGGTAAATGAAGATCTCCGTCCACCTGGACTTGGCTTCAAAGGTACCATCCTCATTGACCAGACTTTCCAGAGTCCGGCAGGAGGTTGTACCTACGCAGATGACACGGCCGCCGTTCCGCTTGGTCTCATTCAGGATCGCGGCAGTCTCGGCGCTCATCATGCACAGCTCCGCATGCATGTGGTGGTCCGTAATCTCCTCAGCCTTTACAGGCCGGAAGGTACCAAGACCCACATGAAGCGTCACGAAAGCGGTTTTCACGCCTTTGTTCCGGGCCTTTTCCAACAGTTCCTCCGTCCAATGCAGGCCCGCAGTCGGTGCCGCAGCGGAGCCCACTTCCCGGGAATAGACCGTCTGGTACCGTTCTTGATCGGCAAGCTCTGCCTTGATGTAGGGCGGCAGCGGCATCTTTCCCAACCGTTCCAAAACCTCAAGGAAGATCCCCTCATAGTGGAATTCCACTACCCGGTTTCCGGTCTCCTGGACCTCCACCACCGTGGCGGTCAGTTCTCCGTCACCGAAAATCACCTGGTTGCCTACCTGCATCTTTCGTCCGGGCTTGCACAGGCACTCCCATTTTTTGTCTCCCAAGTCCCGCAGCAGCAGCACCTCAACCGCACCGCCTGTGGGTCTGCGGCCCAGGAGGCGGGCAGGCAGAACCCGGGAATCATTCATCACCAGGCAGTCGCCGGGTTTCAGATATTCAATAATATCATAAAAATGCCGATGATTCACTTCACCGGTCTGCCGGTCCAGTACCAGCAGCCGGGAAGAATCCCGCTGCTGCAACGGAGTCTGGGCAATCAGTTCCTCCGGCAGATCATACCAAAAATCATGGGTTTTCATTTGCATTCCTCGTTTCTTTTAGCTTTATCAGTATAGCCCATTTCGGTGGAATTTGCAACACGCAAAATGCTGACGGTATGCATAGATTGGTCTGGAGGTAATGCTTATGAAAGAACCCTTATTCACCGGGGTCTGTACCGCCCTGGTGACACCGTTTTTAGACGGCAGAATCAACTACCCCATGGTTCAGGTCCTGCTGAAACGCCAGCAGGACGCTCACATTCCGGCAGTGGTCCTGGCCGGGACCACCGGAGAAGCCCCTACCCTGTCTGATAACGAGAAGCTGGATCTGTTTCGGATTGCAAAAGACCATGTGGGCGATTCCATGACGGTCATCGCCGGCACCGGATCTAACGACACCGCCCACGCCGTGGAATTAAGTCAGGCCGCCCAGGAGGAAGGCGCCGACGCATTATTGGTAGTCAGCCCATACTACAACAAAGCCACCCCGG